GTAAATAATAATAGCATAGATACACAAAGTAAATATGTGTGGAAGGACAATCGATCAAACAAGCTCTTTACCAGAGAGCCCGTAGTCGAGTAGAAGGATGGTGGAGGTGCCATCCGCGGAGTAGTGCTCCGAGTATTTACATAAGCCGAAACCCAGCTCAACCTGTGCGATGCCGAGGGCATCTAATTCATAACGCCGAAAGACTTCATCACTGCGCACTCGAAAATGCGGGTAGTCGTCAGTATCAAGAACCTTATGTTCGAAGATTTTAGCGACGACAGCGTCAGTGAGGGGCGAAGAACGGCCACAGGTGGAGGACATATTATCCAGAAGCGTGAAGTGAGCTTTGGGATATGCGCCATTGAGTAGGGAGGCTTGAAAGGAGGCCGCTCGTTCAGAGAGGGGCACCTTCTTAGATCCAGGCAGGTCACCCTTACAGGTGCCACTAAGGCGCAACAGTACCCCTATATTGAGAAGGGGCCTCAAATGGCCGGTTTCATCGAGAACTGGTGAATGTTTCAAGAACTGGAGTTTATGCCAGTCTGTACAATCATCGCAAGTGACAATGTACCCGGCCGCTGCTGCGGCGCTAATTACATCCTGAGCATTCGTACAATCACTCTCTGCAACACTAAGAGCAATAAGCAGATTAGCCAGATTGTTGATGGCTGTAGTGAGAGTAGAACCGGAGTAGAGGCGTGGATTAGAAGGTTTGAGAGTGACGTGATTGCGGGGGTCAGCTCTACTGTGGATAGTGATAGGTGTTTGACATTGTTTAATAAGTGACGACATATCACTGGCGAGGGAGTCGGGGACCATATGCTGGATAAGGTCGAATAACTCGCCGGTGTGAGAGGCATCGCATGAGGAGATGTCTACGTTGAAACGCAGTACATCCTCCCCAACGCGGATGGAAAGACAAGAGTCGTCGGAAAAATATACAAAATAAAAACGGCCAGGCGGGTCGATGAGCTTAGCGAACACGGCTTCGAGCGAAGCAGGGTCTGGCTTGGGGCAGAACTCGATGGTGCCCCCCATGTATTCTATGGGCTCTGTCGCCATAGCGGCTTTGATGAATTTCGTGATTCTGAATCCTTGAAGCGAGGCGTGCACACCTAAGTCTCCAATCATACGAGGAACTTTGTTAGGCTTGGCGATCTCGAAGATCTTCATCTTGTACAACGTACCCTTGGAAGGAATGTTCCAGAGATCGTCATCAATGAGATTATAGTCGATAATGTCCTTCCAAGCGGCTATACGCAAGGGTGCTTTCGGGTGGGAATCCCCGTGGTGCTCTAGTGCTTCTAAGATGGAGTCAGTGTATGTGTCAAAGTGGTGTGTGTAAGTGCGCTTGATACTATCTAAAATGGGTGAGTGACTAACTATAAAAGAGCGCTGTCGGTCTTGTAAGTACACTTCAAATCCAGGAATGGTTGGCAATCGGGATTTGGTGAGACGCGTCGTGGCAAGAGACACGTTTGGGTCGGTATTTCCGTAAACGACTCCAGAGTGGGCCACACAAGGTCCAAAACAAGTGTGGTAAGATCCATCTTTCTTAGC